GAGCCATGAACCGCCGCGACCAACTGATTATCGCCCGCGAGTTTCGCACGCTCTACAAGGTGGCCGACGATCTCGACCGCCGTATGGCGTCATTGATGCTGTCCGGCAACGTCAAAGAGGTGAAGGGCAATCTCGTCCAGCTCGAAATCCTTCCCGAGGATGGCCGCACGGGCAAGCCCTTCCTCTCGCCCTGGGTCCAGGTGCAGGAGGCGGCCGGCCAGAGCGGATCGCATCTGCCGGTCAAGGTCGGCGACCCGATGCGGCTCATGAGCCCGAATGGCGAGATCGGCCCGCAGTCGCTTGCCGTCCGCGACGGCTACACCGACGACGCCAAGAACCCGACCGACAAGCCGCAGGAAGAAATGATCTTCGCCAATGACGGGCCGGTGCGCCTGCGCGGCTCGAAGATCATCCTGGAAGGTGAAATCCACCTCGGCGGCGAAGGCGGGAAGGCAGTCCACCGTATCGGCGACATGGACAGCGGTGGCGACGCAGCCGTCGACGGCGCCGCTAAAGTTTTTGCGCTCTAGGAAGGAGCTTTTGATGACCGTTAAAACCGAGTTCGAAGTCACCGAAAAAGCCGGATATTTCGTCGCTGGCCGTCGCTCACCCGGCAAGGGCAGAAAAATCTTGCTGACTGAGGATGAGGCACATTTCGCGTTGGTGGCCGGCGAATTGAAACGCCCGGGCGCAAAGACGCCCGGCCCAATGTCGAGGAAGAAGGAGGGCAAGGTTGACCCACCCGCCGTCGACCAGGCGCAAGATGAGGCCAATCCGCCCGTGGATGATCCGGTCTTGGTGGCGGAGTAACACTCGGCATGCGCACTGGTATCGACGCTACGACTGGCATGTTGCTGACAGGGTGGGCGCATTGCGTCCAGTCGATCGGTAAATGCCTTCGCACGCGCGTTGCCAGCAGAGTAGGTCAACGCCATCTCGGCGCACTTGTTCGAGAACTTCAGGATGACAACGCCTCGCCGGAAACGCTGCTGCGGCTGTACGTAGCGATTGCAGACGCTTTGAACGACCCGGAGGGCGGAGAGCCCGGCTTCAATCTCACTTCCATCGATCTCGCCCGCGCCGGACAAGACGGGCGTTTCGTCTTCATCCTGAGCGGCGACTTCTACCCCCTCGGTCATCTCGGTGACTTCACCATTCGTGAAGCGCGCAGCGCCAACTTCTTGCGGGATTTTGCATGAGCCGATTCGTAGATATCGATCTCTCGCTCCTACCCAAACTCGATGCAATCGAAGTTCTAGACCTCGACGCCTTGGCAAAGGATCGCATTGCAGAACTGAAAGCCCGTCTCAATGCTGCCGGCATCCCCTTTGACGTCGACAAGACGCAGTATGACCCCTTCATAATCACAGAGCGGCACGCTGCATACTTCGACAACTTGGTGCGCACCCGGGTCAACCACGCCGCACTAGGGACGACACTCGCCTTTGCCCGCCGCAGCGACCTCGACCACAAAGCGGCCGAGATGGGTGTCGAGCGCAAGATCCTTGTGCCTGCCGATCCGGCCGCCAATCCTCCCACTGAAGCGGTCATGGAGCGAGATGACAGCCTGCGCCGTCGGCGACAGCTCGTCATTGAGGCGTTCAGCGTGGCGGGCCCCGAGGGCGCCTATCTATTCTTTGCTTTGTCTGCGCATCCCCATGCGCTCGATGCGGCGATCTACGACCCGCACTCCGGTCTGTGCAACGACGGCGAGGTCCTGTGCGTCATCGCCTCGTCACAAGGTGATGGCGTGCCGACAGATGCGGTGCTCGACAGTATTGCCGACACCCTCGATGCCAGGATCATCCGATATGCCTCGACGCCGACGCGCACACGCGCCATCACGCGTCGGCAGCGGGTCAGGCCGCTGACCGACAAGGTGATCGTCGAGGCCTGCTCGACGCTCGACTACAGCCTGTCGATCGTCCTCAAAATCCCATACGGCCCCGCCCCGGAGCTGGTGATTGCCGAGGCGCGCAAGCGGCTCGACGCCTACATTGCCTCGCGCCGCCAGATCGGCCGCATCATCTCCGACACCGCGATCGCCGCGGCCGTCCACGTTGCCGACGCCTCGGGCGTCGCCATGGTGGATGACGCCGATATCGTCGCGATCGTCAATGGTAACGAGGTCAACGACGTGGTGCCCGGCGCAAAGGAGCTGGCGCGCTGCGTCGGCGTGACCGTCACTTACGAGATAGTCACATGACATTCAGGCCCCGCATCCACCTACCCACCCGTGCCGATCTTCTCCCGGAGACGGACAACCTGCGCGATATCAGCACATTCGGCCTCGTCGAAGGTGCGATGCATCGGACGGCCGGAGGTGCGGAGGCACAGTTCATCGTCGACGAATTGGCTCGACAGGTGGTGACGGCGCTTGAAGCGCTCAACTACACGCCGGCCGACGTGCTCGCCAAACTCAAGACGGTGCATGGCGACGGCTCCGGCCTCGATGCTGACAAGCTGGATGGGCAGCACGGCAACTGGTACGCCCCGAAGAACAGCCCGGACCTGACCGGAGAGCCAAAAGGGCCGACGCCGCCGACGAGTGATGCCTCGCATCGCCTGGCGACGACAGGCTACGTCAAGGCTGCGATCGCGGAGCTGATCAACTCCGCCCCAGGCGCGCTGGACACCCTGCAGGAGCTGGCGACCGCACTTGGCAACGATCCGTCCTTTGCGACGACGATGACCAATGCGCTCGGGCTCAAGGCTCCGCTTGCATCCCCGGCACTGACCGGGACGCCGAGCGCGCCGACGGCAAGCGCCGGCACGAACAATACCCAGTTGGCGACGACGGCCTTTGTCACCGCTGCAATCCTCGCGCTCAACTACACGGCCAACGATGTCCGTGCCAAGCTGCTCACCGTCGACGGCATCGGCTCCAATTTGGACGCCGACCTCCTCGATGGCCAGCATGGCGATTGGTATGCGCCGATCAACTCACCGGCGCTGACGGGTGAGCCGACCGCGCCGACGCTTGCGATCGGTGACAACAGCGACCGGCTTGCAACGACCGCCCATGTCAAGGCGATCATCGCCGCGCTGAACTATGTGGCGTCCGATGTGCTCGCCAAGCTGCTCACCGTCGACGGGATCGGTTCCGGTCTCGATGCGGACCTCCTCGATGGGCAGCATGGTGCCTGGTACGCGCCGATCGGATCGCCGGCGCTGACCGGCTCACCGACCGCGCCGACGCCGGCAACGGCAACCAGCACGACGCGTCTTGCCACCACCGCCTTTGTCCATGCCGTCGTTACGGCCCTTGGCTACAGCGCAGCTGACGTGCTCGCCAAGCTGCTCTCCGTTGATGGGACCGGCTCCGGTCTCGATGCTGATCTGCTCGATGGGCAGCAAGGCAGCTGGTATGCGCCCAAGGACAGTGCCGCGCTTACCGGCTCGCCGACCGCGCCGACGCCGAGCAACGGCGACAATACCGGCAAGGTTGCTACAACGGCTTTCGTGCAGACGGCGATCGCCAATCTGATCAACTCGGCTCCGGGCGCGCTGGACACGCTCAACGAACTGGCAGCGGCCATCAACAACGATCCGTCCTTTGCTGCGACGATCACCAATGCGCTGGCGCTCAAGGCTCCGCTCGCGTCTCCGGCCCTGACCGGCTCGCCGACCGCCCCCACACCAGGCGCCGCCGACAACTCGACAAGGATCGCAACCACCGCCTTTGTAAAGTCGCTCTATGACGCTGTTGCCGGCGGCGAGACGGCGGCAGCGATCCTGTCCAAGCTGGTGACGGTGGACGGCGCAGGCAGTGGCCTCGATGCCGACTTACTCGATGGGCAGCAGGGTGCCTTCTATCGTAACGCCGGCAATATGAATGCTGGAACCTTGCCGGATGCCCAGTTGCCTGCACGGATCGGCGCCACTTCAAAAACGGTGACGAATTGGGACGCTGCTCTTGAGCCCGGCTACTACACCTCGGCTCCAGGGGCGGTGAACGCTCCGAACAGCACTGACTATTTCGTAGGGATTGTTGCCGACAGAGCTTCCGGTCAACACTGCTTGCAGTTGCTGACGGCGATCAATGGTACGGCCGCTGATTCCAAAAGCTACTGGCGTTTGCGCCAGGGCAGCGTTTTCGGGATGTGGGAGCGATCGCTCGTTACTAAGGCTGAGATGGATCTAGTCTATCTCGGGATCGCTGCGACAGCCGCCGATGCCGCGAAGTTTGGTGGACTAAGCCCCGCCCATTTTTTGGGGCGTGGAAACCATACCGGGGTCCAAGCAATCAGCACCGTGACCGGCCTGCAAGCCGCACTCGATAGCAAAGCTCCGCTTGCCTCGCCGGCGCTGACCGGCACGCCGACGGCGCCGACCGCAAACCCGGCAACGAACAACACCCAGCTGGCGACGACGGCGTTTGTCACGGCTGCGATCCTTGCGCTCGGCTACACGGCCAGCGACGTCCGCGCCAAGCTGCTCACCGTCGACGGTGCAGGTAGTGGCGTTGATGCGGACCTGCTGGATGGGCAACAGGGTGCGTTTTACAGCGCATTGGCAAACGCTACCGGCGTCCTGTCGGTGGCTAACGGTGGCACCGGTGCCAATACCGCCGCTGCAGCAAGGAGCAATCTGGGGCTCACCGACAACCAGATTGCCGCCTACGTGCTCGGCTCGTATGGCGTCTACAACTCTGCCGTCATCGATTTCAACGACCTGGGCGCCGGCAGCCGTGGCCTCTACAATGCCAACAGCGTCAACGCCCCTCCGATAACGCCGGGCGTCGGCTTCTGGTCGGTCGAGACGCAAAAGCTCTACAGCAACTCGGCGATGCGGCAGATTGCGACCGCATACTATGGCGCCGGGGCTCCCGGTGCCCCCTTGGTCAATGTCCGCGTGACAGGGTCGGACGGTGTCTGGGGTGCATGGCACCGCCTGCTCACCGCAGCGGACCTGTCGGGCGCCGCCGTATTCGTGGCGGCCAGCGGTGCAGTCGCCTCCGGCAGCGAGACCTGGTGCAACACGGCCTCGGCTGCGCTCACCATGACCCTGCCTGCAGCACCAACAGTCGGTGCCCGGATCGTCGTGCATCGGCGCGGTACCAACAATGTCACCATCGCCCGCAACGGCAAGACCATCGCGGATCTCGCCGAAGACCTCGTCATCGAGCGGGATCGGCGGGGCGTGGAACTGATCTGGAGCGGATCGACGTGGATCCCGCAACCGAGGCGAAGCAATCGATGAGCGTCTACGATCTCTACCACGACATCATCTATGTCGAGGACACGGACGGCACGCCCATCGATTTTGGCGAGCCCTATGGCCCGCCTCCCTATGTCGTCACGCTGTTGCCCGACAGCTCGACGGCGCTGGAGCGCTCTATCGCCGAGGTGGACGCCTGGCGCATGGAGGCGGTGGATACCGACGTCATCCGGCGCATCCATCGGCCCGATGAGTGCCCGGAGGCGTGGCTCCCGATATTGGCCTGGGAATACAGCGTCGACGAGTGGGATCCGGATTGGAGCGTCGACGTCAAGCGGCAGGCCATCAAGCAGTCCTATGACATCCACCGTCACAAGGGCACGGCCTATGCCGTCGAGACGGCAATCACCGCACTCAACTACGGCGCCAAGGTCGAGGAATGGTTTGAGTACGACGGCGCTCCCTACCGGTTCAGGCTGACCATCGACCTCACCGATACGGAGAGCTGGAGCGGCCGTCGCGCCGATCAGCTCGTGCGCGTTGCCTTGCGGGCCAAAAATGTCCGCTCGCGGCTTGAGGCCATCCTCCTGCGGCGCACCACACGCGGCGTCGGCCCCTACATCGGCGGCCTGTTGCAAAGCCGCATCGTCTCCATCCTCACGCCCGAGCTGCCATCGCACCTCGCCGTGAGCCCTTACCTGCATGTCGGCGGCGTGGTCAGCGTGCGCAGCATATCCACCCTCTATCCCGTCGGAGTGTCAATATAATGGGTGTCGTCGTCACATTGGCCGGTTTGGCTAAATTCGCGGCCGCGGCTGCTGCCGGAGGATCGCCCGTCATCCTGTCGACCATTGCTGTCGGTGACGGCAACGGAGCGGCCATCACGCCTTTGCAGACCATGACGGGGCTCGTCAACGAGCGTCATCGCGTGCCGGTCGATTCGCGAACGATTGATCCCGAGCATCCGACCTGGCTTCGGGTCACCGCAGAAATCCCCGGTTCGGCCGGCCCGTTCTGGGTGCGCGAGATCGGCTTGTTTGACGCTTCCGGCACGCTGATCGCCATCGCCGACTATCCCGAAACCATGAAGGCGGTGGCCGCCATGGGGGTGGTGACGGCGCTGCAGATCCAGATGATCCTTGTCCTGGCATCGACGGCGAACATACAGGTCGACATCAATCCGGATGGATATGCGACCCGAGAGTGGGTCATCGCCCGCAAGGTGCCGATGGCCCAGCTCACCAACCTGCCACACCTGCCGGTCAAGAGCATCACGCTGACCGCACCGCCGGCGAGCCCGCTTGAAGGCGATCTCTATGCCATCCCGGCCGGCGCCACTGGAGCTTGGGCCGGCCATGCGCAGCGCCTGGCCGAGTGGTCGGGCACAGCCTGGACGATCCTGATCCCGCCTGACGGCCATCTGATCGGCGTGCCCAACGGCACGATCTACAAGCGCATGGCGGGCGTCTATAGCGCCGTCGTGCTCACCGTGTTTGCGAGCGAGGCGGAGCACCTCGCCGGATCGAGCACCACCCGCATGGCGCATCCGGCCGGCGTCAAGGCCATGATCGACGCCCTGCGCGCGGAACTGATCGAATATATCAACGGCCTCATCGTCGCGACCGGCAATGTAGCCGCACAGTGGGGACAGGTTATCTGGTGCGACACCTCGGCTGGGCCGATCACGGTGACCCTCCCGCAGCCATCATCCCAACCGGACGTCAAAAAGCGGGTGCCGATCGAGATCTATCGCATCGGCGCCAATGACGTGACGATCGCGCGCAACGGGCAACCGATCGCAGCGCTCGCCGAAAATCTCACGATTGAACGAAACAGGCGCGGCGTGCGGGCGAGCTATGTCGGCACGACCTGGCGCGTCGAAGGCAGGAGAGTTGCATGAGCACATATACCGGACTGTTTGGCGGTGACGGCGTCGAGCTGATCGACGAGCAGATTTTTACGACCAGCGGCACCTGGACCAAGCCGGCTGGTGTCCAGCCGGACGATCTTGTGGAAATCTACCCGGTCGGCGCCGGTGGCGGAGGCGGATATAATGGCGCCGGTAGCGGCGGCGGCGGGGCCGGCAAGCCCTACTATGTCAGAGCCCGCGACCTCGCGGCGTCTGTCGCCGTTATTGTTGGCGCACCTGGCGCACCTGGGACCGGCGGCGACCAGGCAGGCAAGACCGGCGGCATGAGTGCCTTTGGAAAATTCACGGCCTATGGCGGCGCTGGCGGCGGTGGCGGCAGAGGCGGCGGCGGCGGCGGCGTATTGGGGCCTGGCGTATCGACCAAAGGTGGGGCTCCGAGCGGCGGGGAGCCAACCAGCCAGATATCGCCCGGCCTTGAGGACGGCGGTGGGCGCGGCTCGACAAATGAA